ACCTCTAACTAATTTTCTAAATTCAAATACACTATCATAGAACGCCAAAAAGGAAATTCTTAATCTTTCAAAGAAAAATGAATTTGCTAATACTGTTAATGGCGTTGTGAATGTACGAATGACAGGTACAATAGCACTAATGTTTCTACCTACGGCAGAGAATAAATTTCCAAAAGCAGAGACAACTAACTTTGTATCTCTAACTGTTTCACTAAACCTTGAGCTTAAAATAGTAAAGTAAACATCAGCAACTTCTGCTAAATTCACAATGTAGACTGAAACTCTATTTATATTACCACCCAGTAACTGAGAGATACCGCTTGATTTAGATATTTCAGATAGCAAAAGATTTACAGAATCTTTTAACCTAATAATTGACTGTTCAAATGTAGGCGCAAGTGTTTCAAATTCTTTATTTAATTTATCTGTTTGGCTTAGTAGTGCCTTGAATACTACATCACTTGTTAGTCTACCTTCCTCAGCTAGTTTTCTTAACTCACCGATAGATGCACCAATACCATCAGCAATAGCTTGTGCAATCCTTGGGGTTTGTTCTAGAACTGAGTTTAATTCCTCGCCACGTAATTGGCCAGATGCAAGACCTTGACCTAACTGAATTAAAGCAGCTCTTGCAGACTCACCTGCGGTACCAGAAATAGTAACCGCCTTTTGTACGTTCTCAGTAGCTTGTAGTAGTTGCTTTGTAGATGTATTTGTGTTCTTTAATGCAGAACCAAATTTATTAAATACACCTACTGTGCCCTCTAATGAACTTCTAGTTTTAACAGATAAAGCCAATAACTGTGATTGTACAACAACTAGCTCTTTAGTTCTACCTACAACTAGAGCAATTCTATTCTCTAAATTTGTAAAACTATCAGAAGCCCTAGTAATACTATTAACTGCACCGAATGCAGCAAATGCAGCTGTGACACTAGTTGCAAGACCTGCTAATGTTCTAGTAGCGGAGGTCGTTGTCTTTTCTATTTTACCTACTGATGTAGAAAGTTTGTCTAAGTCCCTTTGTGCTTGTGACGAGTCAGACGTGACTTTCAATGCGATATCTGACATAAAATCTCCTTAAAAAAATGCCCTCAGATATATCACGAATAGTGTGATGCATCAAAGGGCAAAAAAATTATATTATAGTGGGTTCGAAACCACTTTTCATTAAAGTCTGTTCAATGAAATATGATGGTGCCTGTTTCGACCATCCAGCATTTAAATACGTAATATACTCAGCATCATTATTTACATAATGACTACTTTCAGTTAAGCTAATCAAAAATTTATTTGATAGTGAAAAAGATATTTTGAATGATTCCTGTTTATAGGAAGTCCATCTACTTGCAGCATATCCTGTATCCTTCGGGGTAACTCTCTTGAGTTCTTGTACAGCAGATTCAACAGCATCTTCTATTATCTTATTAGTTGAATCTTCTAATGCATTTGATATTCTTTTATCTAATGTTTTATTAACATTAAGTTTAATTTTTATCAATTGTAATCTCCCATGGTATACCATTATCAGCAGCAGCATTTTGTAACTTATTCAATAATCCTGAAGTAATAATAGAATTTGCAAGTCTATTCTCATCTTCATTATTAGCTCTTTTGAGAGCCGCTAATGAATTAAATAATCTTTCAGGTTTCTCTTTAACACCTTGAGCCTGTAATAACATATAAGTGCGCTGGTCATCTTGCCAACCAACAGGTCTTTGTTTAAAATATTCGAACCAACCTAATAGTTCTTCATAGGGCATTTCTTTAAGGAGTCTATAAACTGGCATATGTAATCTAAATGCCAAGTCATAGACTTCTACCATTTCCTTATCTAATGTTATTTGCCCTGATTCACGTTTCCCAATCCAGAGAATGTGAGTACTTCATTAGATAGACGAGATAACTCATCAACGGGAAATGCACTGAAATCTTCAGTTGATAATTGATCTGCTCCATCAACGGAACAACCAATCACATACTGTAATAGTTGGATACTTGCATTTTCATCTTCTCCAACAGCTTTTGACTTTTCTTGAATCTCCATAACTTGAGATACAGAAAGTTTCTTAATTGTAACATCCTCACCCATAAATTTGGTTTTCTTAGACATTACTTTTCCAACGAGATGTTTCATTTTATATTTCCTTACTTTTTATTTACTATCATTAAATAACTGTTTGTTATTTTCTTGGAAGTCATCTAGTACTTTACGTACTGTATGAAGAACAGATAATGTCTCCATAATCTCCCTACCTACTTCACTATTCTTATCGAAATCTTGGAATCTTTCAAATGATTTACGAATACTAATATCAACACTACGTCTCATATGACGGAATGTAGTCTTCATAACAAATGATTTACTGAATGGTGGTTTATCATTTTCTACCATAATTTAATTACCCTTAGTATATACTATAAATACAACCAAGGGGAGCCTCAGATCTCTCTTTAGCGTCCCCTGGTAAATGGACTAGAAACTAGCCCAAATTGTCATTAGACGAGACCAACAGTCGCAGGACCGAAGAAACCGCCTTGTGAAGACAAGGTTAATGTAGCTTGGTTAGCATCTGTTAACTGTGGGCTAACTAATAGAGCTTCGATTTTACCAACGAAGTAGAAGTTAGAGTTGTCAACAGAACCTAGACCACTAGAACCTGCAGTGGTGTTTAGACCAGCTGGTTTAGCATTTAGCATAGAGAACTGGAAAGCATAAATCTTACCATTACCAACTAATGCGCCTAAGGCTGAGCTAGGTGCCCAGTCAGCAGGAATATAGTTTAATGTAAGTTCTAAGTTAGGTGAATCAGACTGGCCTTGAATTTGGCTAGAAGTCTTTTGACCATAAACAGGTACGTTAACGATGTTAGCGGGTGTACCAATTTGTGGGAATTCACGGACGTTCTTAATTTCAGTGAAAGAGTTAGAAGTAGCAAACTTAGCTACTAGTTCTGCTAACGTATCTACAGTTGTGAGATCAGTAATCTCAGTTGTATTTACGGCCATAGCTGAGAAAATACCAGCTCCGATTGATGTAATGTGTGCCATGTGTTTTAATCTCCATAAGCTTTA